GTAATGCTAATGGTATCACCAGCACCACCAATTGCTCGCTCGGTCATAATTCGCCATCCACTACTACTCCAAGGCTTCTTAGGAATCATAGCAAAAGCGTTAATTTCTCGGTTCAACATAGACCACACTTTTTGCCCATACACTAAGTTATAAAGTGCATTGGGGCTAAATGCGCCCGTTGAAGAATCGGTATGCAAGCCCGTATTTACACCAGCCCCGATACCATATCCCTTCAAAAGAGAGTTAGTTCCGAGGTTGCCGTAAGTAGCGGCTTCTAAATCTTGAATCGTTTTAATTTGGTTTAATCCTGACATTTTTTTCACTTCCTTTATTGTAGTTCACGCACCATTTCGTTAATTTCATCCCAAGACATTTCGTGAAGGTTGTTCATCTTAGCAATAACATCTTCACTAATTGCTGGTCGTGCAACGGGACTAGCCTGCTTTGCAATAACTTCCTTATGGGAGTTTAGAGACTTTCGCAGTTGTGCAAATTCATTCTTCAATGCGGCCACTTCGGAGTGTGCATCATAGTTTTCTTTTGCAATAGCGTTTGCCTCATTTGCTAATTCAGCCTGATAACGAGCCTCAAATTGTTCCTTGATAACATCGTATGCTCTCTCTTCTTCCTTCTCGGCCTTAAATTGAGCATAAGCCTTTGCGATATTTTCATCGGAAAGGTCAAGGGTTTGAATTTGCTGAGACTTTCGTGCAAGGAATTGGCTAAATTCCGAATCATAGCGACCCGTAAGGTTAGACTCACCCATCTTTTGTCCCGTTGCATTGTGTCCATAAACGGTGGAATCAATTGCCTTTTCTTCTGCATCATCCATCATTTCAGCATCATCTTCTTCGGATTCTGCCTTATATGCACCATCCATGTATTCTTCATCTTCTTCAGGCATCGCTTGCATTTCTTCATCGTCTGACGCATCTTTCAAAATCGTTTGATTTCGGAGTTGCGAAACGAGGTCTTCAAACTCGGCTAAAGCCTTGCTAATTTCGTCGGTCATTTTTTCACTTCCTTTTTTATTTTCTTTCACAATCTCAAATTTTGCTTCAGGGTTAATGCCCTCTTCACAAATTGTGATTTCGTGGAGTTCTAATTTATCTATTTCTTTGTATGTTCCAATATCAGGGTCATGGACATTATGCTTATTGATAGCCTGTCCACCAATACTGAAAGAGCGTAGTTTGCCTCTTCTAATATCACGGGCAACCTCTTTCGCTTTCTCAATGTCGTTCCTCATTTTGATAACAACAAAGAATCCTGTATCATCAACGCCCGTTTTTAGGACATTTCCTTTTGTATCTGTATAGGTATCAATAACTTCTCCTACCTGCACATTTGAATGAGTAATCATAACATTCTTATAATCACTCTTCATAAATTTGTCAGAAGCATCTCTTAGTGCTTCCAATGTAATTAAATCGTTTTGCTTATCCACCACATCAACGGAGGCATAACCAGCAATAACCATATCTTTTCCTGTTCCCTTAAGAATAACTAATTCTGAACCCGAAGAGGGTTTATTTCCAAGACGAATCGGCTTCACCTTAAGAGTCATGTTAATACATCTGTTTAACTATTATATAAAGGAATAGGGTTATTTGTCGGAAAATGTAATATTTATATATTTATCTTCCGAAATATCCCACAATCCTTCGTCGCTATCTTTATCTGTCGGCTCTTCCTTATACCCTGTAAAGACAATCCACTTATCTTCTTCCATAATTTTAACAACTCTGAAATGAATTTTACCTGAATACATTTTACCCTTTAGGAAATATTCATGGTAGCCATCTCTTTGAGAGCCAATTTTAATTGAACCCTCATCAATCTTTTTATCCTTTTGTGGTTTATTATCATATTCAGTTAAGAATCGCTCAGCCTTTCCAAATAATTCATACATATCTTCAATTTTGTCCTGCTCAATACGCCATGAAAATGTTTTTTCTTTAATTTGGTAAATAAAATTTAAATCACCATCTTCTCTTCTCCAGATTTCATAAGTATTTTCTTCCATTTTACCGATAGTTTCTGGGTCTTTAACTAATGTTTTATCATCATGGTAAAACTTTTGTCTTTCCTTATTATATAAAATACCGAATGCTTCACCCCTTTCTTTAATGTATAAAAGCAAACCCTTTTCAATATCACCATCAGAAAAAATTCTCTTGATAATATCTGGTGCTCTTTGTTTTAATTTCTTAACTAAATCCTGCTTTGTAATTTCGCCCTCATATACAATTTCGGAAATGATACTCATTAATTTACCACTATCCTTTTTATGTATATTTGCTAACTCTTGTTTCCACAAATCAATATCAATCAAGGCATTTTTAGCCATTAAATTATCTTGTAAAAATCCCGAAAGAACGAATCCTTCCGTATCATAAGTAGTGTTTAAATCAACCATTCCATGAATATTATCTGTAATTGTATATGATTTTTTAAGTGCTTCAATTGAATAATCAGAAGCAGACTTTTTGTTATCCTTAGACAAAAACTCAAGTGTGATAATTTTTTCTGGTTCAGTAACTTCGGGCTTTTCAATAACCTTAGCACTATAAATGGAGAAACCTGTCTTAGTCTTCTTAACTTCATCAACCTTCACTCGGATAATATTACCCTCTTCTGATTTGATTTTAGTATTAAGAGCCTTACCAACATTTAGATAATCTTTATTTTTATAACGAACAATGGGTTTATATTCTTCATCACCTAAAGGTCCAGCCCCTAATGTATAACTAAATGTTCCATTTTTGTTCTTTCTAACTTCTAAAATAATTAAATCTAAATCAACAAATTTTTTCCATTTAATCCACTTTGGGTTTTTCTTTTTACCTACGATGTATGAGGATTTAGCATCCTTAATAATGACACCTTCTGATGTAGGATTCTTCATAATTTCCATAGCGTATTCTTCAATATCTTCTAATGAATCTGCAAATCTGGTGTTAGATTTAGTAGGAAATTGTATTTGTCTATGAGAAACTTTGTTAAAATTACCCATCAATGTTTGAAGTCTTTCTTCTAATTTATTCTTCCAAATATGTTCTCCGTTAAGACGAATAATATCAAACACATGAATTCTTAGTTCAAAAGCAGAATCATCCCTTTTAGAATTAATGTAAGAGATAGTATCTGCTCTATGAAGAGGTTCGTCATTTTCGTATAGAACAACTTCAGCATCTAAAATACATTTAGGAAAATCCTTATCAGACATAAGTTCTACTTGCTTGTCAAATTTTCTGGTAATATCTCTTTGATTAAAGGAATAGATTTTAATTTCCTTATCCTTGTGAATTTGAATACGCATTCCGTCATACTTTTCTTGAACAACATAGTCCCCAGAAAATCCCTTAATTTCTTTCATATCATCAATTTCAAAGATACGATACATAGGTTTGTTAGGAATAATAAATTCATTTAACTCTTTGTCTTCTTTTAACATAGCATATTTTAATGAAAAATCTTTATCAATACCTTCAATGGTATAATTAAAATTCCAAATTCTTTCTCCGTATTCAGCAATTAAGAAGTCCTCAATTTTTTCAGTAATGACACTTTCTTCTTCACCGCCGTCAATTTTTAAATCACTATAACTAACAATAATTGAACTTGGGTCGTCAGGTGCATTAGATAACCATTCAATATTATTAATGTTAATTACTTTTTCAAATTCTTTTAGAATTCTCTTAGTATCTGTTAATTGTTGCCATGAAGAAGCACTATTTTCCTTTGTATAAACCTCATAAAGCATTTCTCGTGCTGGTTGCATTTTACGCTTTAATCTTTTAACATCAACATCTTCACCGTAGTTTGTCTCAAGCCATCTAAACAATTCACCGTCTGTTAAATCTAATCCAACATAACCTTCTGTAAAATCATCTTTTAAATCACCTACTTCTTCCCATCCTTCTAAAGCACCACGACCTGCTCTATATGCCCAATGTAAAAATATAGCATATACTTGGGTATTATTAAGAAGTAATTTTGGTAATTTATCTCCAAATTTCTTTCTAAATGGGTCTTTACTTAACGAAGTTTGCTCTTGAACTTCTTTAATATTTTGATAAACCCTTTTAGCCTTAGCACCTTGAGGGTCTTTTACTTCTTCGCTATAAATTAAGGATTCAGATAATTCATCTCTTAGCAAATCTCCGATAGGGTTAGGGCTATCCCAATTATCACGAATTTCTTCAATTATTTTAGACCACTCATCTTTGTAATCTTTTGGTCTTTCTCTTGCACTCAAATATGCAACTCTAACCTTATCATAAAGATTTCTTAGCGACCTTGATAAAGGGTCAATCCTACCCGTTTCTGGAGGCAATTAATCACCTAATTAAACGAAATTTTGCGATGAGCGTCTAACTTTACCGTCATCCATATCAGAATCGTGAGTAAGGTTTAGATTATATTTTTTATTAAGAATTTTCACCATTCTATCTCTTGGGATAGGATAGTTGGGATTATCAATGTTTAGATAATATTCTAAATGTTCTGCTGATTGACTGTTCATTTTTGCTTGTTCTTCAGTCATTCTTAATGTGCTAAGTGCGCCCTGAACTTCGTTGTATGGATAATTTCTTTTATAGTTCATTTGTATATAGTATGGCCCGTATTGGTTATCTTGTCTAAGATAACTTTTACGCAAATCTTGGGGCATTTGTGCTTGTCCACCATCAATTCTCGCCGTTGATAAAAACTTTCGGAGTTTGTTTGCGGCTTCGTTAAGAGCCGTAAGAAGTGCTTTACCTTCAGATGTGCTTAAAGGATTAGCCATAGCCTTCTTTTCATCCGTCAAAGCAGATGCGACCATAAATGCAGGATTAAATTTCTCTTCATCATCAGCAAATCTTGCTAACGAAATAAGAACCTTTTCTTCATCTTCATTATTACTATTAAGTTTATCTCTTTCTCTTTCATCAGGATGCCTTCTTAAATATTCATTCATATCATCATTAACAACATCTTCAATTTCTTCTTTACTAATTATTAAACCTGTATAATCTCGTGTAGGCATTTGTCTATTTTTATAGAGACTTCCGACCTTCTTTTCTTGTGCTTCGGTTAATGGTTTCATAGCCATTCTCGTTACATCAACTTGTTCAGGAGTCTTTGCTTTCCCACTTGTAGGTTTTGCACTTGGGTCAATATGACTACCAAGATGATTTGAAATTAAATTTCCGACTTCAATTAATTGCGTTAATATCGCAGCAACTTTATCTTCGCCTCTTGCATCTTCTGTAAAGTCCATAGTAACATCTGTTTTACTTTCCCAATCCATTTTACTCACCACTTAATCTAACAACAAGTTCATCAATGTCTTTCCAATCCATTTTTGCAATTGTATCTGCTGATGGGATTCTTCCCGCCGATTGAATAGACGGTGCTTGACTTTCTACTTTTACAAGTCCAGACTTCATTAGCACATTGTCTCTATCAAAGACGGTTGTTTCTAATGTCTTAACTCTCTCTACTAATTCCTTTAACAATAATGTTAGTTCTTCACTCATTTTTATTCACCACTTTTCGGGTATATCATTTCTCTCAAATCGCTATAAAGTCTTTCGTAATCTTTTCTAAGTCTTGCGGCTAACTTTACTACCTTCACATTTTCTTCGTCATATCTCAATATCTTTTTGTTTAACTTTTTGTCGCCCTTTACTACGCCTAATGTTTTTAACAAACGAATCAGTTCGGATAACTTGAGGAAATCGTGTCCAAAGTATTCTGTGGGGTCTGCGATATTTAAAATTGCCTTAACTTTCTTCTTTTGATTTTTGTTAAGGGACTCAAGAATAAGACCAATATCTTCCTTGATAATAATTTCATCTTCTTCTCCAATGGCTACCAATAGGTCGTCAAGGGACTTTTTAGTTTCATCATAAACCCCTCTTTGAAGAACCTTAATTCTTTCACTACCTTTGGGTTCTTTAATTTTTTCTGTTTTCGGTGGTTCTTGAGGCGTAAGATATTCAATAGGAATGACTGTTTTAGTATTTAAAATGCTACTCAAAATACCCTCTTTTTTATATAACTTCATAAAGGTGGAAAGTAGATATGATGCTACTGTTTTACCAGCAACTTCTTCTTTTAACTGTTCTCTAATATCAGATTCAATTTTAGCAAGAGTATCTTTGTCTGAACCTTGGTATTTATCTGAAATATTTTGTCCTCGGATAACATCACCAATTACAGAAATAATTTCACTTTTATCTTCTTGGTCTTCACCCAATCTATTCATTAATTTAGAAACAGGAGGACCTAATCTAAATTGACGCACCCCATCTTCATCCACGAAAACACCTCTCTTAATAGCATCTATAAGTTTAGGTAAAATATTAGTATTGAACTTTTTGAGAGTATTGAAATCAAAAGCAGTTCTTACTGATTTACCACCCATAATTCCATCTCTCAAACCTTGAAGAAAATAAGCAAATTCTTCGGGGGCATTTTCTTCTTCAATAATAAGACCTGCTTCCCTATTTTTAAACATATCTCTATACAAAAGACCAACCTTAATATCATTTGTAGGATATTCTGGAATAATTCTCATAACCTTTTTAATATATTCACTTTTATCTAAGGGGTCTAATTTAATAAATTTTTCAGCAGAACCTGTAAATCCTGTTTTTTCAACCCAATATTCAAAAATATCTCTTGTATTTGGATTATTATAAAATTTATCTTTAGTCAAATCTAATCTTTCAAAATTGTTTAAGAAATCTTTTTGTTTTCCTTTGATTTCTATTTTTTGATTATCACCAAATTTAATTACCATATTGCCTTTATTTAAACTACTTCTTTTAGCAATATCTAAACCTAATGCTTTGGCCTGAACAACATTGCCAGATAATCTTCTGTTACTTAATGGTTTATTGTCAATTTCTTTAAGCATTTGATTTGCAATAGAAGTTAAAGTCTCTTTGTCATTATCACTTAAATTTTTATCCTTAATAAATTTCTTCAATCTACCAACAGTTTCTTGATTTCCAACCGTAGGAGAACCTACTAAGGCAAGTAATTCGTTTAAGATATTATAATCTTTAGAACCAAATGATTCAACCCATTCTCTAAACATTTGTGCACTCTTGGGAAAGGCGTCTTCAAAAGAATCAAGTTTTGCTGTTTTAATTTTAGGCTTAGTTTTTCTGCGCCTCTTTGTAGGAGTAGTAACCTTTAATTCTCTTCTCTTTTCCTCTCTTTCAAGTCTATCTTTAAAATTATCAAACTGACGAATAATTTCCTCGTCAGGTGTAGATGAATTTGGTGCTAAAATTGTTCCAAATAATTCTGTTAATCCATCAACAATTTCATCTCTTTCTTTAAGTTCTCTAAGTCTTTTCCTGTCTTCAGGATTTTTTTCATCTAATGGTTTTCTTTCTTCAAACCTGTCATATCTTTGCTTATCCCTGACTCTTGAAATTTTTGAATAATCTGATAAGGTTTCTAAATACTTTTTGAAATCTTCCAATAATTCTTCATCAGAAGTATTGTATTTTTCTCTAATTAATTTAACAATAATTTCAGATAATTTTTCTTTACGTCCACCTTCATTCCAAATTTTTTTTGCTTTTTTATCAATGGCTCGGAAATCCCTAACTTTAAATGGAATTTCCTTTAGAATGAGTTGCCATGACATAATCAAACTTCCTTCATTTTCTTATTAAATTTTGGTCCCCCTGTAATAAATCCAGGAACTGTTTGTTGATTAATTCCTTCATTTACAGGTGGATGTTCTTGAACACCAGCAGGGACTGTATTAACAGTATGCTTTGGTTCTTTTGGTTGCTGATTAATTGTCTTAGCCAATTTTTCAATTTGTTCCTTTGCCGCATTTAATTTTCTATTAATAATATCATTATTCATTTTAACCAACTCTTCTTTCTGTTCTTCTATCTACATTATTATTTGCCGCTTCTCTCGGCAATCCCATATTTCTATTAGGAGGCCCAACGCTCATAGATGGTTTATTTCTTGTTGCTGGTGGGTTTTCTTGTGGTTTAGACCCTCCTTGCATCATCTGTTCTTGCATCTGTCCTAATTGAGAAGCATCAATATTTGTTCCTGCGTATGGGTCAGTTTCAATCTTTTCTCCCCCGCCGACTCTTTCCATAGGTTGTTCATCTTCCTTTGGTAAAGGCTTGGAATAAATAAAGTTTCCATCTTCATCCATATCAACTTCAAACCCAAGATTTTTAATTTGGGCTGCAATATTAATTTCAATTTCTCTTCTTCTTAATTCAGCAACATTGTCCTCTTCTTCGGAACGCAATAGCGTTAGTGTCCAATCTGTAATACCAAATTGTTTAAGGAGAAACGGGAATAAGTATTGATTATAGACATTTTGTGCTAACTCAACAGAACGATTGGTAACTAAAATCTGCATACCTTCGTTGTTAAGACCGCCGCTTGTTGCGGTATCTCCTTGAAAGATTTTACTAACACCATAGAAAGCACCAATTCTATCTCTCAAATCATCCTTTACATTGATGTAGTCCATCTCCTTTAATGTATTCATAAATTGAACCCATTCAATTGAACCTCTTGAACCACCATCAGTTTCAATACCCATGATAGGAATATAATGAGGGTCTTTCTCTAACTTTTCTTTTACACCTTTCCAATACTTAACTAAGGATTCCATGTTGTTGGTTTGCACCGCAAGAATACCTCTTGGTGCTCTTGCTTTAGTATAAGAAGTATTGACATAGTTTTCCATAGCAATAAGAGTAGTAATATGACTCCATAGAGTTAGAATAGGTGAAAAGCCATAAAGTCTTGATGGGTTGTATTTACTAAGATGAATAACTTCGTCTTTAGTAAAGTATTGGTCTTTCCCATGAACTCTATTAATATAATGAACGGGGTGTAAATTACATTCACATACAGGACACCTTGCTAATGAATCACTATCATAAATTTCTCTATGAGTAATACATGTAAAGTGTGCTTCACCTCTATCTCCTTCTTCGTCAATATCAATATACATAGTTAATGGGTCGCCCCTATACATTTCCTTAATCTTATGAAGAACGACCTTTCCTTTATCATCAAGATAATATTCCTTAACTAAAATTAAATATGCATCGTCAGCAATATTTAAATCAGTTTCAATCTCTTTTAAAACATCAATTAATTTTTGTTCTGACCTGTTAATATACCCATCAAAGAATTTTTCAGCGTAGTTAATTTGGTCTTGGGAAGGCGGTCTTAATTCATTAGAACCACAAACTCTACATGCATCGGTTTCCTTCTCATGTTTTGTATCACATTTACTACAAATTTTATAAAAAGCCTTTTTCCATTCAAATCCTCTTCTAAAGATTTCAGTCTTTAATTGAGTAATACAAGTTCTAACAATAGTAGATTGATTAGCAACATCATAAAGAACGGGTCCGACAATGTGTTGGATATTTCTTTTTTCTTGGATGCCTAAATTATAGACTTCTTTTTGATTAGGTGTAGGAGTTCTTCGCTTCACAAATCCTCCCAAGTAATCTCTAAGCCCCATCATTCCACCCCACTTTCAAGACTATCCATCAATTGCATTTTAGAATTATCGTGGTATTTAACTACTACTTCTGGGTCAATACCATACTTTTCAAATTCTTTTGGCCCTTGAGTAACCGAGTCCTTCCAATTTTCATATTTAATCAATTTAAAAATTTCATTAAGTCTCTCCTTAGCCCAATCCGCCTTCCTAAAATTTTTCTTAATTCTAATAGCCTCCTGAATTAACTTACCCTGTGTATGCTTCATTCTAAGATGCGGCAAGCATTTATTAAGCACATGAATAATATCATCTTGTTTGTAAAAGTTAAGTCTGTGCTGACTTCTGCTATTCTCTCCAACTTTCTGGTCAAGATGTAGGCGACCACATTTTAACTCCTTCTCTAATTCTTCAAAGAATGCTCTTCCCCTATTACCCGTAGCAATCATGCCGATTCTTGGGGATAGTGAAGCATCCATAGTAATAAAACCATCAGAATCAATAAAACCTGCAACATAAGAATATAAGTCTTTTTTAATAATATTATTAACTAAATAATACTCACTATTAATCTTTGTAGCATTTATTTTCTTTAAAACTTTAGAAATAGATTGAGCAGTAGAAATTTTAGAATAAGAAGGACTTAATCTGGAGTGGACTTCGCTTGCTGAAAGACCCTGATTATTAGAAATAATTTCAAAAACACTTTTTTGAATCATATCCTTTTTTGAATTTCTAAGTGATTGATGTGGAATATCCTTTAGAAGTTTTCTCAATTCCTTTTTTGCATCATTAAAATCATTATGATTTTTAGAATAGTCTGTTCCATAATCCAAACTTTTCTTTTCTAAGTCAGTTTCCCACATTTTACAACATAGTTCAATAATTTTACTTCTCGTTTCTCCATCCTTGATGTTGTATAATTTTTGAATTTGTGTAGGGTTATGTCCCATTTTCTTAAAACCTAATTGATAAGGTTTCAACCAATAAATTGTATCTAAAGACTTTTGTAGATATTCTTCATAAGCACTAATTAAATGGTCTATACCTTTTGTTAAAGTATCTCTTTGAGGACCTTTTAATTTTCTTCTCATTTCTCTCAATTCCTTTACTAAGACAGGGATGGTTTTACCTTCAATGAGAGGTTCAATTGGTAGAGGGTTAATATATTTTGTCGCTTCTGTTAAATTAATATTTAAATCCTTAGAAATAGTCTTGACAATATCAATCTCATCTCCATATTGTTTTACCAACCATTTATTTAAATTACCTTTTGATAATTGATTTTTCAACTTGTCCTTTACAGGTTTAACAGAATCATCAAGAACTTTCTTTTGTTCCTCAACCCTTTTAACTTGGTTAAGGTTTTCTTCAAGTTCCTCAACATCAATAGGTTCATCAGCCTTATAAATTAATACCATAAAATCCACCTCCCGTCTGCGGTGTTGTAGTGGGACTGTTAAATAATCCACTACTATCAATGTCTAAAAAGGTATCGCTAAAAGATTTGGTTGCATAATTAGCCAAAGCCAAAGCAATAACTATATCGTCATGCGCCCCGACACCTTCAATTTTACCGTGAGCGTTAATTCCAAATGCACCCAATTCTTGAATGATTTGATTAGACACATTCCTTGACATTTCGTTTTGCATAGGAAAAACGATTTTACCATTGTCAATATTCATCTGCAAGTTAAGGATGATTTCTTCCTTTTTCTTTCGGCTCATAGTGAACTCCTTAACGGGAAAATCGGAGATATTTTTTAATTCCATAGCGAATGCTTTTGCGAATGTATTCGTTTCAATCATTACAATTTCTGGTTTGTATCTCCTACACAATTCCATCACATGATTAATGTGTTCTCTAAAGTCAAGTCCTTTTGCTCTAAGCATATGAACAACTTGTTTATTCATATTATCATCCACCTCTAAAACCATCATCACCGTATAGTCCCCATTTGATGAAATAGCAGGGTCATATCCTATGAAGTATCGGTAGCCCTCCCTACAAACGCTCTCAAGCGAAGCATAGTCATTCTTACACGCTTTGATAGCATCAGGGTGAAAAAGCATAGTGTTAGTGCTGATAGGAACGCAAAGGTATTCTCTTGTGAACTTAGAAGAACCAATTTCAATCTTTCTCTCTTCAAGCATTTCAAGACTCCAGCGATTAGGCCAAAGAGCCGAACCATCGGGATTAATTGCAGGGTATCTTTCCACATTGTATGCGGGATTTTCTTCTAACTGCACGAAAATGTCTGTATAGGTGAACGGAGTTCCCACCATTCTAAGTGCGGCGGTATGGTGAAGTGTAGGAATCATATCTCCCCAAAACCAATCAGTAACTCTTTGAATAGCGGTCATGCTAAACTCTTTTAGAGGGTCGTCAATAATAATTTCCTGAGGGTGAAGTCCACGAATTTGTGAACCAACAGAACGCTCAAGGATTTCATTACCGTTTGTCAAACGCATAGCACCAACCGCCCAACCACCTTTAGGTTTGAATTTTTTTAATTGTGGGATATTTGTGAACATACGGTCAATATCTTTCATGTGAACCATTGTCTGTTTGTGGTTTGAAGAAATGTATAGCATTTGATATGGTGGTTCTTGAAAACATAATTGATAAACACACCATGAATGGAAGAAAACAGATTTTCCGTGGTCACGAGAACAAATAATAACTGTGCGTGATGTGTTATTTACAAGGTCTAACCATTCTTGGTGAAAGTCTGCTAATTCATATCC